ACCTGACAAATCAGCCCTCATGAACGGCGCTCTCCTTGTCCAAGGGGTTGCAGGCGTCGTAGGAGCTTCGCAAGCTGTGGTAGGTGGTGAAGTGGCGGTAGACTTATCCTCTCAGGTACTTCAGGCCGCGACAGGTCTGTACCAAGGCGGGGTCACAATACAATCCACATCCAATATAGTGACATCCAATACAGCCATATTTAATGGGCAGGTAAATGTATCTGTAAGCCTGGAAATGACGCCAAGTACAGGCACGGCTCAGGCGGTACAAGGTTTAATGACAATTACTACCCAACTCGGTGTATCACCAGAGGCGATAGGGGTATTTGGCGAGACCGTTTCCTTTACCACACAATCCACTATTTCAAATATTCCGCAGGCTATCCTACAGGCGTCAATATTGGTAGGCGCTGTCTCGGATATTACGGATGTGGCGAACAAAATTGTATCGGCAGGATTTAGTGTAGGTTTATCCTCAGCGGTTGATGATTCTAGGACAGCTTTAGGGGCGGTAGATTTTTCTTTAAGCACAGAATCTATCATCGAAAATATTTCGACAAGTATTGTAAATGGCACGTTTGATTTACAGGCTTCTCTTGGGCTCGTACATACCGCCTCGGCTGGGATTCAGGCGTCCTTACTTATGGGGATTGAGCAGGCATTACAGACAGAAGGCCAATACATAATAAATGGCGAAATAGTATTATCCCATGAGGCTTCCCAGGTGTCCAGCGTATTGGCTATGATGGGTGGGGAGATGACGGTGGGTGTTACGGCGTCATTAAGTGCGGTAGCATCGGCTATTATACAGGCAGGTTTCCAGATAGCGTCTATTGGAGACATTACGACAGATGGTGCAAGTATTTCGACTGATGTGACATTGACTGATGGGCGGACGTATGTAGTTCAATTGGCTGTTCGCTCTATGGATTTGGATACCCGCGAAAAAGAATATAAAATACATAGACAGAACCGAATCTTAAATATCAAAAAGTAAAAACGAGGTTACCATGAGACAACATGAAGGATTAAAAATTACAGCAGAATGGACCGTCAGAGGTTTGGACCCTGAGGGGAATGTAAAGTGGGAAGATTCCTACAAAAATACGACAGTGAATGAAGGCTTGGATGAGCTTTTAGAACAGGCCTATTTAGGGTCTGCGTATACTGCCCAACATTACGTTGGATTGATGGACGGTACTCCAACAGTCGCGGCAGGTGATGCAATGTCAAGTCACGCAGGATGGTCAGAAGTCCAGGCGTATGATGAGGCGAATCGAGGTGACTTGACGACAGCCCTTGGTACAGTAAGTGGTCAGTCATTGTCCACGTCAGCCACGATAGACTTCTCCATTAACGCGGATTCAACTACAATTGGAGGAGCCTTTATTTCCACAGACAATACAATTGGTGGAACGACTGGTATCCTGATTGGAGCTTCCGCATTTTCAGGAGGCGACAAGTCATTGGATAACGGCGATACTCTCCAGGTATCCGTAACCCTTACATTTGCGAGCGCGTAATGGGAACCCGCTTTTTCAATATCAACCCTAAGAAGTTTTTCAAGGATCCTTCTGCCAAGTTAGATTATACGTTTAACTGGGCGGAGTACCTTGAGGATGGGGAGACTATTGATACGCAGACAATTACAGTGCCAAACGGCATTACTGAGGATACTACTAACGCTAATGATACAGCCGTGACAGTATGGCTCAGTGGTGGTACCGCAGGTGAGGATTATGACGTGGTTTGTAGAATTACCACGTCTTTAGGGCGTATTGATGAACGTACAATGGTAATTCAAGTACGGGAGATGTGATGACTAAATGGTTTAATGTCATATCAAATATCGTGTATCCTATCGTGGGGTATACTGGAGATACTTTGACGTTAATTTGTGGTATTTATTTATGCCTCGGATCCGCTTGGATGCATTACGAACAGGAGTTTTATGGCTACCGTTCTGATGCTTCTATTTTGGCGGATTGGACAGGTATGTACGCTTTTACTTTGAGTGTGCTTGCCTTCCATACCACACCATATGTTTTGCTACTGATGTTGCCTATTGCATTTATAGGCCATGATATGCGAAATGATTACATAATAGGACTACTGGTTATTCTTACAATTTTAATCACTCAGGCGTGGCTCTCCTTAGTGTTTTTTATTCCTGCTGCTTATATTAGAGCCAGGTGGGAAAATACGAGATATCAGGATTGGAGTCATAGCCTTCCATGGCATGGTGGCACGGGTGCTGGATATTGGAGTATACTAAAATTTGGAGGATTATGAACGCGATAAGAATCCAGGAATTTAACGACATCAACGAGCGTATGATGTGCTATTTTGAGAAGGATGGCATTTGGTATTTGTACGTTCCAGAATGTGGATTGAGTAACCTTATGAAACATGAAGTCACAGAACATAGAGATGGCACCATAACAGTAACACCATCCATTAGGGTGTTTGGCCATAAAGATGGTAAGCCAACAGAAGTTCACGGATACTTAGAAGCTGGTCAATGGAGGGCCTGTTAAGATGGCAAAATCAAGTTTCAAATTAAAGGGCATGGATAAGTTCATGAAGAACATGAATAAGGAGATCACAGATTTACGTGGTAGGACCTTAGAAGGGCTCATAGATGCGATTATTATTCTCCAGCGTGAAGCGGAACCCGGCACGCCTGTAGACATGGGAAACCTCCGTTCATCTTGGTTTTCAGTAACGTATAAAGGCGACAGTATTACCATAGGTAGGTTTAAAGGAGACAACGCCGCTCAACTCCAAAAGAACCATAGTACGGTAATTTCTAGAGCGGAGATGGCTGCCAAGGCATTAGGTTCTGATAAGAAGCCTATAGTTATGTTTGGATACACGGCTAACTATGCTGTCTTTGTTCATGAGAATGTAGATGCGAAGTTTAAACGCCCGAGCGCCCGCGCGCGGTGGTTGTTTACGGCATTGATGAATTCTCGAAAGGATATGTTAGAAGCCATTAGAAAGAAAGCTGAATTCTAAGATTATGAATACAATTTGCTTTGATTTAAAAGATATGATAGAGTATGATACCACGTGGGAATTTGGTACTAATTTTTTTGCGGGTCGTGAACCTGCCAAGCCCCATAATACATTAACCTTTTTTGATACACCTGGAACGGGGCGGTTTTTAGGCTTGTCTCGAGATGAGGATGACCCAGGTGCAAATGCGTATGATTATGCGACGATTCAAATACGAATAAGGAACCACAATTACAATGACGCCATCACCCAAGCCACGGAGATTGTTAACCGTCTGCATGGTGTGGGAAATTTGGTTTTAAACGGAACCTTATATACATTGATTAAGTCGTTAGATAGCCCCTCCTTATTAGACTGGGACGATAATAATCGTGCCCGTGTCATTGTAAATTTTGAAGTACAACGAACACCTTATAAACCATAAATAATACATAGGAGATATCATGTCAGAAGCAATTACAGGACAAGGCACAGTCTTCCAAAGAGAAGATACGCCAGCGTCAGATACATATACGGCGCTTGCAAATGTCTACAACATATCAGGACCGGGCATGTCTCGGGATACAATTGAAATCACTACCTACGACTCACAAGGTTGGAGAGAGAAAATGGGAGGTTTGCGTGACGGTGGTACCATTACGTTTACACTTAACTTTACTCGCGCCGGTTATTTGATCGTGAAAGGTGATTTCGAAACAGATACACCCGTTAATTATCAGGTAGTTTTACCCGATGATGATAACACCACATTGACGCTTGCAGGCCTGGTAACAGAACTGCCGTTGAGTATCCCAGAAGGCGATAGGATTACATGTGATGTAACCATCGAAATATCTGGTCAAGTAACTGACGACGCAATCTAAACCATTTTAATTTAAAATAAGGAGCCCCAATGGTAGAATACGTACAGATTGGCGATAAAGAATATCCTATACGGATATCTTATTACGTCATGAAAAAGATAAAAGAAGTAACAGGTCACAGCCCTGAAAAGGCTATGGAATCTGCCGCAGATGACATGTCTATTCATGAGGAGATTTTATTTGCTGCTTTACAAGTCGGAGCCTTTGCTGAAAAGCAGGAATTGGATTTGAAACGGGAGGATATGCCATTTGCATTAGACCTTTGTTTCAATGAATATTTGAAAGCGTTCAGTTCTAAAAAATTCTTTCCAAAAGAATCATTAGAACAGGCAGATGAAAAGGCAGAAGATTTGGAGAAAGAAATGGGAAACGAGGGGAAGGAGTTGAAACGAAAGAAGGAGACTCCTCCCCCAAAACCCAAGCCACAGACATAGATGAACTCTGTGGTATTGCTATTAATCGGTTAGGCATGACTCCAATGCAATTCTACTGGGAAGTATCCCCGGTAGAGTTGCACCATGCTTTGTCCGATTTTAAAGACACGTCAACGATAGGATACAAAACTATTTGTCAATCCTTGCGAAATGTTGCCGTGGTAATTCATAATAGTGCCTTTGGCAGAGCTGAAAAGGATCAAATAAATGATCCTAAACGGATTTGGAAATTTCCTTGGGAGAAGGATGAGGGAATTAAAATCCAAACGGTAGATGAGATGAAAACTTTTATTCAAGGACTGTCACATCGTAAAGGTGTCAAAGTAACTGCTAAAAAAGGAGACACAGATGGCTAATGGAAAAGATTTAGGAGGCTTACAAGGTCACATTGGCGCGGACACCGCTGATTGGGACAAGGCGATGCGCGGAATGGAAAAGGACCTTCGTGAAGTTGAACGCCGTGGCCAAACGATGTCTAAGAAATTAGGTAAGTCCTTAGATAATGCGGGTAAACGAATGGCGAATATGGGCCAGGCATTAACGCAAAGTGTAACT